ACCATCGGCCAAGGGAGTTCCTTGGGTTAATATAAGGAGACTATATGTCATTTAGCGATTTTAAGAAGCGTTCGAAGTCAAGCATTGAAGATCTAACCAAGAAGATCGAAGACCTAAACAAGACTGTCGATTACAAGGATGATCGGTTCTGGCGACCGGAAGTTGATAAGGCTGGCAATGGCTACGCCGTCATTCGCTTCCTGCCTGCCTGTGAGGGTGAGGATGTTCCTTGGGCCAAGGTCTACTCGCACGGCTTTCAGGGCAAGGGTGGCTGGCTAATCGATAACTGCCCAACCACCATCGGCCAGAAGTGTCCGATCTGTGAAGCCAATAGTGAACTATGGAATAGCGGAGTCGAGAAGGACAAGGATCTTGCTCGTACCCGTAAGCGTAAGCTGACCTACATCAGCAACATTCTGGTCATTAGCGACCCATCGAACCCTCAGAATGAAGGTAAGGTGTTTCTCTTCAAGTATGGGACCAAGATCTTCCAGAAGGTCCAGGAGGCCATGCAGCCTCAGTTCAAGGATGAGGAAGCCATCAACCCATTCGACTTCTGGAAGGGTGCTAACTTCAAGCTAAAGATTCGTAAGGTTGCTGGTTACACCAACTACGACAAGTCTGAGTTTGATGGTGCTAGCGAACTCTACAAGGGCGATGACGAGAAGCTGGAAAAGCTCTGGAAGACGCTTTACAAGCTTCAGGATTTTGTTGCTCCGGTCGAGTTCAAGTCGTATGACGAACTCAAGAAGAAGCTCAATGATGTTCTTGGCGGTGACATTCGCAGCGTTGCCCCTGCCGCAAAGAGAGCGGAGGACGAGGATGAAGTTGAGTCGGCTCCTGCTCGTAAGGCTCCCAAGCCTGACGAGGACGAAGATGCGCTTGAGTACTTCAAGCGACTGGCTAAGGAAGACTAAGAATCTTCAATATTCGACTCTCACAAGACCCTCCATATTGGAGGGTCTTTTGTTGAATTTAAAAAAGATGCTAGATCACCTTTTTCGTCACTTAAACCAATTCCTTCATTATTCTTTATAGACCTAGCTGATGTAATATTTTTTCTTATTTCTGCTTCTGATGATCTAGAATCAGTTGCTTTTTCTTGCTCAAGATCTTTTATTCTTTTTTCTAAAGCAATTTTTTCTATATCCGTAAGTTTTTCAGATTTTTTTTGTACCAGTTTTAGTAGTGATAATTCACTATTATCTAAAACCATTTCCTGAACAGCTTTATCATTTGCAGCTGGTTCTGGCATTTGATTATTAGGAGCATTTTCCAAGCTGTCTATCGGAAAATTGTTGCTACTAGAAGAACCTTTTAAACTTTCATTTTTTGAATTTTGTTCTCCTACTTTTGCCTGATCTAAACTAGGAGTTTCAGAAATATTAGTTTCATTGGTAGATTTTGAGGATTGTTCATTAGATTCTGGAATTATATTATCTGAAACAATATTATTAGGATCTACTTGTAATGAACTAGTAGTTTCAGTTTCATCAGATATGACACTAGAATAATTTGAAACATCCATAGTTGGATTTCCAGATTCTATCATCTCCGCATTTGCTTGATTTTGTGATACGGAGTTATTAGTTTCAAATATTTCTTTTTCAATCATATTCGTTTCTCTTCTCTTCTAATTTATTTTTATATTGATTAAAATATACATCTCTTTCCCAAGGAAACATATTTTCAATATCTCCTATCGTTGATATATTATTTGATGATAAGAAAAAATTTATTTTATAATATAAAACTAAATCAATATGATTTAAGTTAATGTAAAAAAATTTAATACTCCATCCAATCTGAGTGTTCGTTCTACTCCATCCGATGTTTGATATTTCACATCTGAATGTATTTTTGGAAGCGATAATATAAAATCTTTTATTTGATTATACTCTTTTTTAGTTAGAGAATTTAAAATTTCATCTATATCAGAAAAACCTAAATCTTCAAAATTGTAAACAGAATCTTCTTTTGATACTTTTTCTATTGAAGTTTTAATCAAATGATTAACATCAAAAGTTCCATCCATTGATATAATTTTATGAATAGTTGGTTGCTTAAATACGATAAAATAGTTTTCTGATAATTTTAATTCAAACTCTTTTTTTCCATTTCCAACTACTAGTTCAGTAAGATTAATTGTAGTTTTTATTTTTTCATTTGTAATTGGGCATGTGAAGTTAGTTTTTACTATTTCCCCAACAGACTTAGCTCTTAAATTACAAAACAAATATTCAAGATCTTGTAATGTTATTGATTCTATTGAAATATCATCAAAGCATTTATCAATAAGTTCAAGAACATTTTTTATAATTAAAGATGGATTTTTTTCTTCTTTAATTAGGAGTAAAGTCTTTTCGTCTGATACTAAAAATGGTCTAAAGTATATTTTTTTATTTGTGCTAGGAAGAATTAGTTCATATTTTGGATAGGATCTTTCAAATTTCATTATACTACCTCATAATTTCTAAATGAATAAAATACTTCAAAAGATGCAAAGTCGCCAATATCTGCTCGTAATTCAATTGGCTGAAGTTTTATTGGAAAAGCTTCTCTGAAGATAAAAGTGGATTTTATAGTCCCATTCATATCAAGACATTCTACCCTAACAAATCCTTCTCTTATCCAATCATCATACGGTCGTGCAAATGATACTCCATATCCAGATCCAGGAATACTTCCATCATTTACGATAACTTTCATCCAATTTTCTAACAGTTTATAAGTATTCCAGTTTTGTTCAATTGGAAATGTTATCAATAAATTAGAAGAATTAGAACCATAGTTACTATAGTTTTGTGTGAAAGGAATATTCCTACCGAATCCTGGTCCCGGTAATTTATCAGCAATTGTATCCAATTGTCTTCCACCAAAAGCTACTTTAAGGGCTGGTATAGTATTAATACCATCTGGAGTATTTAAGATAACATTGAATCTGTTTGATCGTTGTATACCACCAGCACTATCAATAAGATTTTTTATGTCTGTAATAGAGTTCATCGAAATAGTGTCTTTTCTGTTAGAAGCTTAAAATCCCATTCATTGCAGTTGCATACATTTTTAGCAGCTTTCCATTTAGCCTCATTTATCAAAAAAGTCACCAATTCATTCTTATAAGATTTTTTTTTCTTATTTACTGGTTCTTTTGTTTGTTTTTCTGGCTTGACTTCCACAATAATAGTTTTTATATCGCCAGTTTTTTCTCTTAGCATTACCATAAAGTCTGGATAGTATGTGTGTTTTTTCTTATCAATTGGAGACATGTAAGGTATTTTTACACACTCGTAACACCATTTGATAACACTGTCTTGAACATCGAAGTATTTGCAAAGCTTTCTTTCCCATAAGGATTTGCACATTATTTTTTCGACATCTCCGACATATTTTTCTTTATTCAAAGGTACAAATTTTGTTTTGTACGGCATCGAAATATATATAACAGATTTAAAAATGCCATACATTTATCCTACATCCGATCAAGCCGAAATACCATATTGGGTACTATTTTATAATGCTCCTTATAGCGTATTAGCTCAAGATAGAACTAGAGCCGCTATTTTAAGTAGAGCATATGATTATGTTCAATTACCATTACCAACTAATTTGGAATATGAAGCTGCACATAGTTATGCAGAGGATTCAAATAGCAGTTTAAATCCTCAATTTGGAAGTGCCGCTACTGAAATAAATTTAGGTGGTAGAATAGAAGTTGTAAAAAAGATGTTCTTGGATCCACTTATTATCCAACTAGAAAGATTATCCTCTACCTCTACTTTTAGATCATATGGTAATATGACCGAAATGAGATTAGTATCAGAGGCTCGTAGAGAATTTACTTTTGATTACATATTAGTTCCTAAAAATTTTGATGATTCTGTAATTATAAATGGATTATGTAATTATTTTAGAGCCTCATCTTATCCCTGGAGAGCTGATTCTCCAGAAAAAATATATCCACCTTCTTTATGGGCCATGCAAGTGGTAGGAGCGGGTGATTCTGCTTTCCTTACGCAATCTTGGCTTTCAGATCCATTAGTATGTGTATTAACAAATGTTGTAATTAATAAAATTCCTTTTGAAGATAAATCTATCGCAAGAGTATTCCAAGATGGAAGTTCTATGGCTACCAGTATTACACTATTATTTAAAGAATTTGAAACTGGTACTTACGATCCGACATTTGATAGGGTATTGAGCAAATCAGAAATAGCAGTAAATCAACAATCAACTCCATAAAATATGTTTAATAGATTTAAAACAATAACCTATACAATAAATGATAAAGATCTATCAGTAAAGGATCTATCAAAATCTTTTGATTTAACTGATATTAAAGATAAAATTTATTCAAAAAGAGCAGACACAAACACATTCTTAGATACTATTTCTGATAATAACTATAGATCTTTTGATTATTATCATGTACCTCTTTACGCTGGAGATATTTTAAATCCGTATAAAGAATTACCACCAACTTCAAAAGAAGTTGAAAAATCTCTTAATGATTACAGTGCAATATTTTTTACAAATATTGCAGGAAGTTGTTTTTCAGCTGGTGATTTAATCGCAAAATCTAATTCTGGGTTCTGTGCTGGATTTGATATAACTGATGATTTTGGATATGTAGTAGAAGTAGATTCTAATATAAACAAATTAAAAGCTCTTATTATTGGTTCTGTTGGAACTGGACCGTGCTTAATAATAAGAAAAGAAAATAACTCTTGGGGGATTTTTGCAACATTTTACAACAATCTTGAAGAAGAATATTCAGATTCAGCTAAACAATTTTTAGATGATTATGGAATTGAAACAAATAATTCTACTATTTTAAATCAATATTATTCCTTCAAATCTGGAGAAACAGCAATAAATTATTCATATAATAGTGAGATTGATATATTTAATAAAAATAGATCTATAATTTATCTAATAGATCAAGGTGCTATAAAATCTTTTGAGGATGTAATGAATGTCGGTAGCTAATTTTACAACGATAGTAGAACTTAAAATAACTCATGGGCGCGATGGTACTGAGTGGTTTATAGTAAATCCCACAAATACTAATCAGTCCTATGGTTATTTCGAAAGCCTTTTTATAGAAGAAGGTATGCTTAATGTGATTCCAAGTGGAACATTAGTATTGAATGATGTTGGTGATATACTTTCAGACTTTAATTTTACAGGAAAAGATAAATTTTATCTCAAGATAAAAGACTCTGATGGTAATGAAATAGAATTGAAAGATTATTATGTTTATCAGTATGGAAGATTGACTGATTATAATGACAAGACTTCACCGAGATTACTTTCAATTAAATTTATTCACGAATCTTACTATTTTAATGAAAGATCTGTTTTTGAATTTGAAGAAGATATAAAACCAATATGCAAAACTGATAATGAGGATAACTGGGTAGATAGAATATTCTCACAATATTTCTCATCAGATTGGAATGCGGGAAAAGCATATGCTTCAGATACAAAAAATTATGCATGGTTAAAGCATAAAAATTTAGCATTTCCTAATGGGAGAAAAACTGATCAAACAAAAATACTTACACTACTAAATTATCTTGCAGAGAACGCAAACGCTGATAGTGATCCCCCAAGAGCAGACTTTGTTTTCTGGAAAGATTTAAGCGGAGTTAATTTTTTATCTATAGGAGATGAACTTGATGCATCACCAGAACCACAGGGAAAATATGGTGTTTTTGAAAGAGATAGCATTGCTCCTGACGGAGTAGTAAAAATTGATGATATCAATATTTTTAATTTTTCTTCTATGGATCTTGAGACTAATGGTGTTTTTCAATCATATTATGAAAGAGTAGATCCAAACTTAGATCAACCTCATTTTTATTTAATGGATTCTTCTAATTCATTAAAAACTAAGATTATTAATTATAATATTTTAGATTATTATGATGAATTTCCTTATGTTGATAAGGTTCCTTCTGAAAAAGAACCTAAAGGAGGAAGTGAACCACCAGAAACACCTGGAGGAGTTGCCTGGAATTCAGATTCTGATGTTGCTAATTATGAAATTATAAATTTTGGTGGCCAACAAATAGACATATCAAGCCTTCAAGGAGCAACTTCAACAAAATATACTAAAAGAGTATATGATGAAGAAAAATTTGGATATTTTGATTACGGCTCAAACAATTCATCTATTATAGAATCGCCTTATTATTACAATACAGAGGGAGGAATTACTAATACTAATTTCTTTTCTAATAGAAGAAGTTCTGTTTTATGGCAAACAATGTTTGACATAGATGAAGAAAGTCCATTGGATCCAGACAATCCGGCTACTAATATTGGTAAACTTTATATACAATTAAAGAAGCAAAAAAAAGATGCAGCTAATGTTTTTTTTAAACTTAGAAATTTAAAAGAACAATGGAATATTTTTAAATATGTTATTTGCTGTCTAAGGCAAGATTCAACATTCGATTTTTGGGCAATAGTAAGACCAAAATCAATAGCTGCCAGTAAAACAGGAATAAACACTTATAGCTTTAAAGAAGTATATTTTATTCCAAAATCAGGATTACCATCAAATGATAAAATAAATTTTTTGAATGGTTTAACTCTTGAAGCTAAAGGCATTACTTCTTTGAAGAGTCCTCTGGATAATATTCCAACAAGTGGATTTACATTCATGGAAGCTATTAATAATATTGGGACTAATCGAACAGCATTCAATATAAATGAAATAAGAAATTTTTCTGGAACTATTGGATATCCAAATGTAAATTTTGCATATGCTGGTCCAGGTACAAACATGTCTACTACAGGATATCCTTCGGCGTTTAAAAACATGCCAATTGGTTCTGCATTAGGTAATGATCCGGCAAATCCACCGACTGCTGGAATATATGAGATAGGTCAAATTGTAAAAATGACCGCTATTGACTGGAAGACTATTAGAGGAATTAGTATAGACGAAACATATTATCAAAATAATAGGTATCTTTTTGTCTTTGATTCTCAGAACGATAAAGAAGGATTCTGTGATGGTTCAAATATAACCATACAGGGAGTTTGAAATATGGCAAATGATAAAATAAAAGATGTAGGTACTATAGGATTTGATCTTATCGTAGCCGCAGAAAAATTTTTAGATGCTAAAGAATATAGATGTGCAAATCCAGATGCAGCTGAAAATGGTGGACCATTATCAATAACAGATTGCGAACAAAAATATTTTCAGGGATATGACGGTGTAACATTTAAGCCAGGTTCCCCAGAACCATCTGATAGTGATTTAGAATCTGCTTTCAACAATCTGAAAGGATGTACATTCATAAAAGATAATATGGGTGCTCAATACTTAGGATGTTTTCCAGAAGATCCTGATGCATTTTTTAGCTGCAATTGTCCAAAGATTGGGAAAAAATTTCCAAAATTATTAAAATTTGCTACTAAGAATTCTACATTTTGGAATACAGATTTAAGAACTCCTCTAGCAAGAAATTCTTTTACTAAAT